GGACTTCAAATCCGGCGGCGGGCCAGCCTTGAGCTGTCCGCGGTAGGTTCGATTCCTACACATTCCCGCCATTTATAAAAGTTGAGATGATAGGATTTACAGCACTTTTGATAAGTGCTGTTTTTAGTTTTAGAATAGAAAAATACAGAATGATTTTATAGAAATGTCGCCATTTTGTCGCCATACTCATTTTTTTAGGCTGTTTTTTAGTTTTTGAACAGCTTCTTTTTGCATTGACGGAACTACATGAGAATAGGTATCTAGTGTTTGAGTAATTGTAGAATGCCCTAATCTTTCTTGGACTACTTTTGGATGAACTCCAGCTTTAAGCATAAGGGTTGCATGGGTATGCCGCAGATCATGTAATCTGAATTCTTCGAGGTTTGCTCTTTTAGCTGCTTGATTAAATCTTTTTGTAGCTCTTCTAGGTTTCGTTGGATTTCCATTGGTTTGACAGATAACTAAATTATATTCATTATTATATTTTTTACCTAACCTGAGCTTATTTTCTTTCTGCTCTTTTCTAGCTTTTTTTAAGAGTTTCACTAGATCATCGTCAATATTAATGGGTCTGGTACTGGATTTGGTCTTTGGTTTTCGAAAAACTAATTTTCCCCCAGATATTTCTGTTACACTTTGACGGACACGGATTAACTGCTCTTCAAGATCTACATCTTTCCAACGTAAAGCTAAGATCTCTCCTCTACGCATACCAGTAAATATTGCTATATAAATCATATTGTAAGCCCACCCATTGGCATTAGCTAATAAGTTATCTATTTGTTCCTGTGTCATGGCTTGTATTTCAGGTGTATCTGGACTAGGTGCTTGAATAACTTCGGCTGGATTATTATCTATTACTCTCCATTTTACAGCGTGTTTAAGTGCTTTTGATAACACTCTATGATGATATTGGACTGTTCGTTTTGATAGTCCTCCCGGTTTACCATCTTTACGTCCCGATTTCAGTTTGTGGTTTTGGTACTTTTTGATATGCATAGGCTCTAAATCTTCTAATTTAATAGCTCCAAGAGCTGGAATAAGATGACTTTTAATAATCATTTCGTAACTCTCAAAGGTAGAAGGAGCCAGAGTATTTTCACAGTAATCTTCTAACCACTGTAATAGATATTCTTTTACTGTTAGGTTTGATGGTTCTATATATTGGCCTGATTCTACTTCATGAGCTAATTCATGCATTCTAGCTTCTGCTTCCTTCTTAGTTCCGTCTACAGTTTCATAAATTCGCTTTCTTTTACCTGTGATCGGATCACGTCCAGCTTCAACTGTTACTTGCCAACTGTCACCTCTTTTGCGTAAGTGAGCCATTTTTATGCCTCCTCTAATAGAACTTGTGTTCGATTAAACTTTATATATAATTTAGATCTGAAACATAGGAATACCTGCAAATTTTTCGTTTGTTTTATAATAGTTTTAATTTGGGTTGGGATGAAATTCTTTGGTATAGATTAATTTTGCAAGGTTAATCTATCTTTTTGACTTCATAGATTGATTAATAGTTACATAATCACACAGTTGTAGAAGTTAGAGAGGTTTTTTCCAGTTTGCTTATTTTTATTGGAGGGAGATCCGAGTGTAAATAACTATTTTTACTTAGTTTTATTATAAATTTTAAATAAAAATGACTCCATGATGGAGTCATAAATTACGGTTAAGCTATCTCAGTTAATAATTTATCTTTTTGGTTCCATTTTATTAACTTGCTATAACTTTTTAATATATTAATTTGAGTTTCAGTCCAATTTTTATTTTTATCTTCAATTAATGATATACTATTAACATATTTATTTTTTCTTTTAATATCACTGAAGGCAAAAGCAATTTTTTCAACTTTAGATATAGAAATTGAATTTTCATTTATTGTTTGAATCAAATTTACTTTTTCTAATTCTTTAGATTTTACAAAAAAGTCTATTTTATGTTCTTTTGAATATCCATCGAAAGGATAATCTTGTTTATAGTTTATTTTATTTTCATTTAAAAAGTTAGATACTTCGCTTTTAAAACTAGATTTCTTTATTCTTCTAGAAGTATAAGTTAATAAGCTGATTTCTTGTATAGCATTAATTAATTTATTAATATAAGTTTCTATTTTTTCATAGTTTCCTGTAATTTTCAGTTCTCCTTTTTCAAATTTTACATTATATTGTCTGCATTTATTATTTAATATTCTTTTTCTTCTACTTGAATTTTCAATTTCAATTCCACTAAAAAAAAGATAATCATATACAAGGCAGTTATCAGATAGTAATATTTCTTCATTATTTAGTGGTTCAATTTTTAATTCTATAATATCATTATCAGGTAACGTAAAAGGGGTGACAATAAAAATTTGACCATTTTTTTCTTTGCAACTAAAGTTATTTTCTATGAATTTAATGTAGTTATTAATAGCTTTTTCACATATTTTCATAATAATCACCCCTTTTATTAATATCATTAATAAATCAATAAATCTTTATACCTTCCCTTTTTAGTTATTTTACATTCATCTAAAAAATCATGAAAAGCTTGGTTAATATCAGAAATATCTATGTCTGAAACTTCATAAGCAATTTTATCTTCATATTCTTGATGCCATTTGTGTTTATGAGGGCCTGTAATAAGTGTGCCATCTGGGTTATAATGTCTTTCCTCAAAATCAAACCTTCTTATACGAATGCAATTTTGATATAAAAGTACAAATCCAAATTTATTGTTTCTTAATACTCCGTGTAAGTCTAGGTTTTTACTAGTTTTTTTAGTGATCACATTGGCCTTTAATTTATATGAACCAGAAAAATCATTCCATCTCCATTTGATAACTTTATCAGTTAAGATTTTTGGTTCATTATATATTCTATCTGCTTCCATTTCAGTTATCATTAAAGGCTCCTCCCTATAATTATACCAAATTATAACCTAAGTTATTATAAAAATACAATAAAATAAAAAATAATCCTGTAAGAATTTCCAACTAATTTAATTTATTAGGCGAAATTAAATTATGTGAGTACTTTTTTTCAATTGTTTTTTAAAATAATATTGTTATTAATATCCGCTGCCAATTGCTGCATTTGAAAAGGTAAATTGAGTTGCATTAACTGTTATGTCAATTAATAAGAAAACTTCAGAAGGGTCTTCATATTCAAGTAACCTATTGCAAGAAACTTTTACAGAAGTTATAAGAGCATCGTCTTTTAATAAACAAAAGAACGGAGTTCTATTAGATGTTAGCTTTGCATTATTTGGAATTTGTTGTTCATCAGGGCATTGGAGAGCATCAAATAATGTTTTAAGTTGATTATCAATATCTCCGTTATTTGTTATAATATTACCCGGTTCTTCAGGTCTAAGTAAGGTTATATCTAAAGAGGCAATAAGATAAAGTTCATCAGTTATTAGTGGGGCAAATTTAAATTCTTTTATTTCTTGTATAATTGAATTATTATTTTGGTTAGGGTCAGTTTGTAAATGTTCTTTTTTAATTTCTTTTAAAGGAGATTGACTCCAGAGTTCTTTTAATTGAGGATGAAATTGTTTTCTGATTTCATGCTTATGTTTAATTCCTCCATTTGATTTGAGTTTTCCTTTATATATGAGTGGAAAGTTCATTATTTAGCCTCCTTTGTTATTTCAATTTATATTTATTTTTATAACAAACACTCATACAGATAGGTTTTTCCATTCTTACTTTCTTGATTTAATAGTTCAATGGAAGTTGCAACATCGTTTTGAGCTCTATGTAATTGTTTTTCAGCGATTTGATGTTTTTTTATAAGATTTTCTAATGATTTAGATTCAAATCCTTTCTTTTTCCAATTAATATCATTCATAGAACATAACCAAGTTTTATTTTTGACTTCTGGGAATAGTTCTTTAACAAATCTTTTATCAAATGAAGCATTATGCGCTATTAAATAATTTGCTTTCTTTATGATATCTTTTATTTTATCTTTATTTAGTTCTTTATCTTTAACATCTTCGTTTTTTAATCCATGAATTTTAGTAGCATCTTTTGGTATTTTGATTCCAGGATCGCGTAAATCGGAATAACTATCTTTGATTTCAATAATTTGGCCAGTTTTTTCATCAAACTCAAATAAAGTTATAGCTAATTCTATAATTTTATCTTGTTGACTTAAGCCTGTTGTTTCTACGTCTATAAAAGCTGCAGTGTTGATTATTTTTTCTTTGTTGGAAAGTTCTTTTCTTAATTTTTTAGTCTTTCTTTTAACTCCTACTCTGTTATTTATATAAAGGGCTTTTTTAAAATGTTTAAGTGCATCAGATTTATTATCTAGTTCAAGATGTATTTCTCCCATGTATCTATGGAGTTGAGAGCCTTTAGTTTTGCTATTTTTGATTTTAGTATCCAAGAGCTCGGTGAATTTCTTCAGCATAGATTCCAGTTCTTCTTTTGACATTTCTTTTAAATTTTCTTTATGTTTTTCTTTTAATTCTTGAAAGTGATCATAAGGACTCATATTAGCTCGCTTTTCTTTTCGAAGCTTTTCATGATCTAAAAAGTCTCCATCAAAATTATACTTGTAGCTAGTTCCATCGTTATATTTAAGAATTATCTTTTCTTGTTCTGGGAGAATCTTTATTTCATTAGCCCCCCAACCAGAAGCAGGAGAAACTGACCATAAAAGTTTGGTTTTAGATAAATTAAAGAAGAACAGCTTTCCAGCATGTTTTTCATAATTACTGTTGGCGGTTGAACAAATAGCATACTTACCATCATTGGATAAAGAGTTTTGAAATAAATTAGCTTTAAAATTCTTTTTTATTAAGATGTCTCCTGAACTATCGAAAGCATAAAAAGTACTTGATAAATTTTTTGTTCCCCAATCGTTTATTATACAGTTTCCATTATTAGCTATTTTGCCGTCATTGGGTCTAGGTAGTTCTTTTTGAAATAACACTTCATCATTTTTTAAAGCAGCCATTTTACCACCGATTTTTTTACCGTTTTCATAATGTCTATCTTTGCAAACAATTTTGTAGGTTCCATTAGGAGAGGTAGTTGCGTGACCAATTAGGTCAATTTTTTTGATATGTTCTATATTGATTTCATCTTTTTGATCATTATTGTCTGATTTATTATTCTTGGTTTTAGTTGTTGATGAAGATGATATTGGAGATTGTTTTTGCTTCTTTTTAAGCGGCAGTATTTTATAAGTTATTAGAGCTAATATTATAGTTCCAATAATTTTTCCCTCTGCTAATAAACCAATTGTGATAAGGGCTGTAATAATTCCAAGGATCCATCTTATTATTTTTATCAATTTATCAAACTCCTTTTAATTTGTCTTTAATTAGAATAATAGCTAAATATTTATGAAAAGGATAAAAATAAAACACTATTTAATAGTAACTATATTTCAGCAGCAAAGTTGTCAGCAGTATCTTCTATGGATGTATACTGCATGTTCAAATCGGTTATGTAGTTACGTTCCATAAGCATTGCATTTTTTTATGTTATTACTTCTTAGTTATTAAATTTATCATGTATTTTATTAATAGCATCTGCAGAACCATCTAAAGGGAAACGAAAATAAACTTCACCTTCTCCGTGCCAGTTTAATTCAAGTAATAATGTATTTGAGCTCTTAATTTTAGAGATTATACCCTTATCATTTCTGAAATTAAGAAATTTTGACCCCCAATCTTGTGTCAAGGTTGTATTTTTTATTTTATCATCAAACTTAACTCGGGTATAAATTACATTGTATCCATCTTCAGTTTCAGTATCACTTAGGTTTGGTGCGTTAGAAAAAGCAACATAACCCCATTCATCTTCTCCATCATATCCTACAATTAGTGATGCTTTTGTGCCAGTGTATGGAAAATCCATTTTTTCTGTCGTTGTTACTTCTGGTGAAGTAGCATACCAAGTTTCTGTGCCTTCCATTTCATCTTTTGAAACAAAAGTATCCCATTCATTAGCAGCATAAACCGTATAAGATAACAACAAAACCAGCAAAATACTTAATGCGATTATTCTTTTTTTCATAATATCATCCCTTTTAATTATATTTGTTTGTCAATCTTCGGAAATCTTTATTAGTGATTCTTTTTTTAAATTCATTTATTTTGTCGTCTTTTTTTATTTTTAAATATCTATCTAATACTTCAATTGCTTTATTATCTCTTTCAGTGTGATAATATAATTTAGCTAATTGTTCATACATTCTAGAGTTTGGTTCGTAATCAGGACTTTTATTACAAAATTCGTCTGTTTCAATTGCTTCTAAATATTTGTCTTCTGCTTTTTCTATTTTTCCTCTTTTTCTTAATTTTTCAGCTTTTTTGTACATTTCAGAAGGAAAATAATCTGAATTAAATTCATCTTCAGATGAAGGTCTGTTTATTTTTATATTACATCCTAGATTTTTATTTGCCCCTCCAGTCAAATTTGTAATTTCAGCATTTATTTCAGAGCCAGCATTAAGATAGGGAGCTAATTTCTTTGCTAATTTTAATTTTTCTCCTTCATTACATTCTTTAAGAATTTCTTGTCTGCTTGTGCCATCGTCATTATCATAAGTGACTCCGACTACTTTAGTATATATAAATTTATTCTGATCAATGTTTTCTGACAACATTTCGAAAATGATTTTTTCAGCAAATTCTTCATTGTGAGTGGTGTCATTTGTTGATTTTGTATTTTTAGTTGTTGAAATATTATTTTTCAAATGATCTTGATTTTTATCTTTATTTTTGCGAATAATATGGAAACCCACCATCCCTAAAATAATAGCTATAAATATATTATCACTTAAAAGACCGCCTATAGCCATAATGATTATAAAGATTCCAAGAACTAACTTAAATATCCTCTTCAAAAACTCATCTCCTTAATTTAGTTATATTACTAAATATTTCTGAATTAGACAAAAATAAAAAACTACCTAACGTTAGCCATCATTTCAAGAGCAAAGTCATCTGCATCATCTTCTAAGGAAGTATGATGCATGTCCAACCCAATTATGTAGTTATGTTCTGGAAAGTGATAGAGAATATGTTCTACTTCATGCATAAACACCTCCCTTTGCATTTCATAGCCGAGATTTTTATCAATTATTACAAAATAATTGCAGTATTCAGATTGATATACAAAGCCCCAGACTTCTTTAGGAAGTTTAGCAAACTGATGATGAATGTTATGCTCCTTAGCCCATTCTTGGAAATTTATATAAGTATCATTAAGAGCGTTAAGTACTTGGCGTCTAATCTTTTCTTTATCCCCCATGTCTTTCACGCTCTTCATCTTCAATAATTTTAACTATTTCTATAATTCGGTGAATTGATTCTGGGCTAAGGTCTTTAGTTTGCTTAAACATTAGTTTCAGATCTTCCCGGGTAGATAATTGCTCCCAAAATTCCTGTAAATCTTCATCATCTTCTAAGGCTTGTTTAATTTTGTTTGCTTTTTTGTTTTCAGTATTTGGGTTACGTTGGTCTACTTGACCAAGAAGATAATCAATACTACAATCAAAAAAATTTGCTATTTTTGTTAACATTGAATGATCTGGATTTCTATTTCCCCGTTCATAATTAGATACAGCTTGTTCAGAAATTCCTATTTTTTCTCCTAATTCTTTTTGAGTCAAACTATTTTCTTTTCTTAGCTTTTTAAACCTATCTTTGAATTTCATAATTACCTCCAATGTAAACAGTTTGTTTATATTTATTATATCACCTTTTACCTCCTTGTAAATATAATGAAACAAATTGAATAGAAAACTATCAAAATCCCCCTTGACTAAACAAAATGAATATGCTAATATTAAACTAAGCTAAACGAAACGAAAAGTTTAGGGGGTGATAAAAATTAACGTAGGTAAAAATCTAGAAATTATAAGAGAGCATTTTAACAAATCACAAACTGAAATGTCTAATATGTTAGAGATTTCATTGCAGAGATATAACAATTATGAAAAAGAACGACGAAGACTTCCTGTTGAAATAGCTAAAAAAATAAGTGAAGAGTTTAGCTTGTCTTTAGAAGCAGTTTTTTTTGCCAATGAACTATTCGAACTGTTGAATTTTGAAGATCAGAAATCAGCCTGATATGAAAAGGAGGGTATATATGAGCAACTTAGCAGTGGTTAAACAGAAAGCGGTTGATTTTCAAGGTTCAGAGCTTTTAGGGATTAAAGCTAATGATGGTAATATTTATGTTGGTATGAGGTGGGTTATGAGAGGTATAGGATTCACTAAAGGAAAAGCTACCAGAGAGATTCAGAAGGCTAAGAAAGATGAAGTAGTTTCTAAAGGGGTTTCAAATTTGAAGACCCTTACTTCTGGAGGTAAACAGACTGTTAAATGTTTAAATATCGATTTTTTACCTCTTTGGCTAGCTAAAATTAGTATTACTCCAACTATCAAAAAGGAACAACCTAAAGTAGCTTGGAACATGACTCAGTATCAACTGAAGGCTAAAGATGTGCTAGCAGAAGCTTTTATTGAAAACAAGAAACCTAATAATGAATTCGATCTTATGAGACAGATGATCGACAAACTAGAAGAAACTAATCAGAGGGTAATCAGAGCAGAGCAGAAGGTTGATCAGACTCAAGATGAATTAAAAACTACTAAACATCGAGTAGATAATCTTGATGCAGTTAATCTTCAGGGAAACTTACGTCAGCGACTTAATAAGATGGTTCGCAAATATGCATTTCAGAATGGAAATGACTTTAAGCGGGCTTGGAATGACTTTAAGAAAAGCTTTAATACAGCATTTAATACTAACATTGAGCTGCTAAAGACTAATCATCAACAGAAAACCGGGCGAGAAGTTTCGACTCCAGAGATTCTTGAGATTAAAGGGATGTTAGCAGATGCAATTCGAATAGCAGATAAGATGATTAATCAAAGTGCTTAACTTAAGGAGGTGACAGATTTGGGGCTTATGGAACAGATCTTAGAACAGTTGGAAGTGCTTAATGAAAAGATAGAACAAATAGACAAACAAGAACAAGTAGTCGAACAGAAATTATTAAGTGTTGAGGAAACTACTGAAATAGTTAGTTTAAGTGAAACTAAAATATATGAACTAATAAAACAGGAGAAAATTCCTTATGTGATGATTGGTAGGCGTAGAATGATACCCAAGAAAGAATTGAGCGAGTGGATTAGTCAAAAGTCTAAAGGTGATAATAAACTAAATGTTGGTAAAGAAAATATGAGAATTATAGGTTAATTTCAAATCTTAATTTTGAGTATAGGAAAGGAGTAACTGATTGCAGCTGATAGATCCTGGAAGCTATCGGGCTCTGCAATACGTGACTTATCTTCTAATTATATTATAGCTTAGAGTTTAAAAACAATCTACTTTTATAATTGCAAATTTGTAAACTAAGAAAGGAGGTAGTTGAATGCGAAAAGTTGAGTTTCTAAAACAGGAAATGGAGAGGCTTGATATTAGTCAGAAAGAGTTAGCGAAATTGTTGTATTGTTCTCGATCTAACATATGTAAAAAGTTGCAGAATCCTACTGAAGAATTTTTAAAAAGAGCTGCGAAAGCTATTGGATCTGCTCGGCTTAAAATGATAATGTTCGGTGATACAACAGCTCCAGTATACTTTGATCAGGCTTATATTGCTCCGCATTCAAGTTTAGATAAGATGGAAGAAGAAGCATTACAATTAGTAGATTACATTCAAGAGCTTAAGCGAAAGAGGAATTATCATAATGTTAGAGATTATGATGAATGTAGTAGAGAATTAAAACAGGCTTATGAGAAAGTAGCAGAAAAGACTAAGGATATTAATCATTGTTCTGAGCATGTGGATGTAGCTTTAGATGAGTTTGGGATTGATTTAGAGAAACGGGATAGGAAATGTAACCTTAAGTATATTGATCGAAATTATGTTTCTAAGAAGACTGTAATAACAAGAAAAGACACCTGCTCTGGGAAAGCAAGTGTCTCAATTTAAATTCTTATTAAATTTCATTACTAATATTATATCAAATTGAGAGGATGATTACAATGACAATTACTACTAAAGTTACTGATATTAGGGACTGTATAGATTCTAAGAATGTAATCTATGAGTATAACTACTTAAGCTTAATTAATAAATATGCTAACGTTATTAGAACTAAGCTGACTATTCAAGAGATTATAGATGAACTGTTGCACCTACAGGATGTGGAAATATCTCAGAGGATTGGCAATGAATATTATTATCCACATGATGAATCTATTATTTTTGCAGATATTATTAATTTAGCTAGGCAAGGACAGCTTGTTAAAGTATTTCACTTAGATATGGAGATTAGGCAGCACTATTATTTAGTTATTGAGGTGCTGGATCAAAAGCTAATCTGGAAGATAGCTGGAACTAGCTGGAGTGGTCGTCATGTCTGCTAGATACCTAGAAGTTAATCTTAAGAGAGATGGTGGGGAACAAAGGCGCGGTTATTTGGAGCGGTCTGGGGTAGAAGAATTTGTTCAGGAATTAGGAGCAGATGTAAATCCTGAACAAATATATATGATTGAGAGAGTTAACTGCAACAAGACTGTTCATTTTCTTATCAAACATGGAGATAAGTCTAGAGAGGATACTAGGAGATATATTTTAGACAGGTATAGATCAGGTAAACTGGTGTGGCTTGATCGGATTAGAGATAAGGTTAAAACTGAAAGGAAGGTGGCGGTTTAAATGAAATTAGAAGAACAATTATCTGCTCAGGAAGATAAATTTTCTGGACAGGATCAAGAAGAGCAAGAAGAATTCAGAATTGAGGATGACAGCCAGGCTAATTGGGCATTGAAAAAGACCAGACAGTTAAAGCAAAAACGACAGGAAAAAGAAGAGTTTGCTCAACAGGAGATAGATAAGATTATGAAGGAAATTGAGATGATTGAGCAGTGGTTAGAAGATGAAGTCAGTAAGATTGATGATAGTATAGATTGCTTTGAAGGGCTATTAGCTGATTATGCTATGCAGCTGAAAGAAAAAGATGAAAATCTGAAGACTCATAGCTTACCATTTGGGGAATTGAAGTTTAGGAAGCAACGGCCGAAATATAATTACAATGATGATAAGCTACTGGAGTTCCTGGAAGAGAATGAAATTGATGCGGTAAGGATCAAGAAGAAACCAGATAAGCGGAAACTTAAGCAGATGGCTAATAGGGCCGGTAATAAATTAGTGTTAGAGTCAGGTCAGGTGGTTGATGGAGTCGAGATCCAAGAGCGTGGAGAAAAGTTTAATATTGATGTGCCGAAGGGTGATACCGGTGAGTGATTGGAAGCTACCTTTGGATCAACTGCGGCAGCCAATAGAGCTAGAAGAAGACTATGACGGTCACCTATATGCTCCAATAGAAGATGTTACTGAAAGATTGAATCAGGTATTTGATGGCCTCTGGGATGTAGAGATACTGGAGCGTGACTTCCTGGAACAGACAGATGAAACTCTAGTTAAGGTGAGAGTTACCTTTCATACTCTTGAAGGTGTTCCAAATATAGTCAAGGAAGCTTTAGGCGGTAATAAAGTAGTAAGACTAAATAAAAATAATGAGATCAAGAGTCTAACAGATAGCTTTGAATCAGCAGTGTCTCAGGGCATCAAGAGAGCGGCCAAGAGGATAGAGGTAGCATTAAGGAAGCAATTCCAGAATCCTGCTTTAAACAACAATGAACCTACTAGAAATACAAGTAATAATCAGAGTAGCAGTCAAAACCAAAATGATAGATCAAAATCTAATGGTGATGATCTAGATAGAAATAAGATATTGAAAAAGGTTGAACAAGTAAGAAAGGATAGAGGTTTGAATGAAAGAGAAGCAAAAACAATGATGGTTAATAGCTTTAATAAAGCTGGTACCAAGGACTGTTCAACTAAGCAGCTTAAAGAATTTCTAGAAATTCTGCAGAAGAAAAGATGCGAAGAGTGCAGAGAAGAGATTTCGAAGAAAGTAGTTGGATTTTGCAAAAATAATGAAAATAGATTCGATGGCAAGATACTTTGCATGAATTGTCAAAAGGAGTATTAATCAGCAGAAATGACCAGGTCCAGCTATTGGAGCTGGGCCTAACTTTCAATAATTAACGTTAGTATTAACTTTAGATATGTAACCTAGGAGGTGAATAAATTGGATTCTAAATTAATTAATGCTTCAATATGGCATGATCCTGAATTTAGAAAACTGAAACCAAAACTAAGAGAAATGTATTTTAGATGCATAACAGTTTGTGATAATGAATGTATTGTTAATCTTGATGAAATGATGGAAGAGTTCCCGGAAATTACTCTATCCAGTGCTTATGATCCGCTTATCAAACTTAAAAACAAAGGTTTTCTAGAAAGGAAAAGTGGTTATAAGTTCAAGGTTCTTTATTTGGGTAAGTTTTGGAAGTTTAGAAAGTATCCTCGTGATAGATATGGGAAGTTAAGAGAAGAGGTATATAGAAGAGATAACTTTACTTGTCAGTATTGTGGAGCCGAAGAAGATTTGAGTTTAGACCATATCATTCCTCAATCAAAAGGTGGAGAAGATAAGATATCTAACCTGGTGACTGCTTGTTGTAGTTGTAATAGCAAAAAAGGAGCCAGGACCCCAGAAGAATTGGGGATGGAACTAATGAATGACCCAAGAGAGGGTGATCATAATGGCTAGGCCGCAAAAAGATGGACTAGATTATTTTCCGCTAGATGTAGACATGGACCAAGATGACAAAGTATATATGCTGCAAGCTGAATGTGGCTTAGAAGGTTTTGCTCTTGCAGTTAAATTATTTATGAAGATTTATAGTAACGGTTATTACCTTAATTGGGGTGAAAGAGATGCAAAAATATTTGCTCACAAAAACTCAGTTGAAGTTAATGTAGTCAATAACGTAGTTAATGTATGCATAAACGAAGGAATATTTAATGCAGAGCTTTACAAAACATACGGCATATTAACCTCTCATGGCATACAAAAAAGATTCTTTAAAGCAACCGCCAGAAGAAAAGAGGTCAAGTATAATCCCGATTTTATGCTTGTTGATGTTTCTGAATACAATAACTTAGTTAATGTTAACAAAAACTCTAACTCAGTTGAAGATAATGAAGACAATAAAAAACAAAGTAAAGTAAAGCAAAGTAAAGTAAATAAAAGTATTAATAATAAATGTTCGGACTCTGAATCGAGTCCAAACGATGATCAGGAACAATCAGGAGAAGAGAAAGAGCCTGAGGAAGAACATTCAAAACCTAAGTTTGGTAAAGATAGTAGAGCTTTCAAGGCTGCTTGCTACTTGCGAGATAGAATTGAGCAAAATAATCCTAAAGCCGTATTGCCAGATAAAATTCCAAAAGATGTAGAAGATTGGGCTATAGAGTTAGATCGGTTAAATAGACTTGGTCCAGTAGGTGCCAAAGAGTCTGAAAATAAAGGATATAGCTGGCAGGAAATTAGGCAGATAATCGATTGGTGTCAGGATGATAGTTTCTGGAAGTCAAATATATTAAGTGCTGGTAAGTTGAGAGAGAAAATTGTAACACTTGAAAATCAAATGGATAGAGGAGGTAATCAAAATGGACGAAGTTCAGGAGGCGATCAGCAAAGTAATAGAAAAAGCTCAAAAGACGAAGGAGCAAGAATCCAAGAAAAAGCCTTCGAAATTATGGGGTACAGAGAAAAGTAATTGCCCTTATAATCGGTGTAACGGCAATGGATTTCAAATTATAGAGCAGGATAACCGGACAGTAGCTATAGAATGTAACTGCCGTGAAGAGCAGATAATCAGCAGAAAACTGGAATTTGCCACTATCTTAGAAGAGTTTCAAGATGCTGAAATAGTTGATTTTAAAGTTAATAATGAGCATTATAAAAAAGCTAAGTCTAGAAAATTCGCAGAGGTTTGTAAAAGAGCAGCTGCTAAATATGTGAGAAAGTTTCAAGAGATGAAGAAGAAACGAAAAGGACTTTATTTTTACTCTGAGACTGCTGGATCAGGCAAGACAATGTTGATATCAGCTATAGGTAACGAGTTAATACATCAGCATAAGGCAAAGGTTAAGTTCGCTACAGCAGGAGATTTACTTAATGCTATTCGTTCTACATATAGCAGAGATTCAGAGATTTCTACTCATGAGCTAATAGATGCAGCTAGGAAGGTTGAAGTGTTAATTCTGGATGATATGGGACAGCAGTCAATTAAATCAGATACTAATGATCATTTATTTGATATTCTCAATCACCGACTTAATCATCCAGTAGTGACTATTTTCAGCAGTAATTGCAAAATTGAAGAGTTACCTTACAGTTTTAGAATCAGGGACAGAATTAAGAAGATGGCTATACCTATTCAGGCTCCTGAGGAATCAGCTAGAGAGAATTTGGCTGAACAGGAGAATAACCGATTACTTGAAGAGTTATTGACTGGATAATAAAGGCTAAAGATATTCATTGATCATAAGCTGACTAAGGAATATTGCAGTAATGGTAAAGTTTACTTTTAAGGGAAATTTGAGGTTTATTAATTAATGTTAAGGAGAGTGATTATAATGGCTAATTATCATAAAGGTGGAATTGAACAGGTAGAAAATATTGCTCAGAAAGTTATTCAGGAGGATTTTGAGAAGTTAAGTAATATTACTATTGGATACCAATTTAGAGAAGAGGCGCGAAAATCAAAAGGACGTGTGATATATGCTTCACCCAAAAAGATACCTGGTAAGCTGCAAAATTTTGTTAATCTAGACTTGATTATCACTGTAGCTGAGGACAAATGGAATGCAGCTGATTCTAATACTAAGAAGAAAGCTATTCTTGATGATGTGTTCCGAACAATTCATCTGGAGGATAAGGAAGGAGTAGAAGGATTTCCACGAAGAGTTGCTGATGATAGATATATGCTGTCAGACGGTCGGAAAATTAAAGGTAAAAAGGCTGCTGAAGAAGCTCAGCAGAAAATATGCGATTATGACATCAAAATATATGATCATGCAATCAAGGCTAATGGTAGTAACTTTCGAAAATATGGAGCTTGGAGAAAGGATTTAGAACAGATGCAGAAGTCAGTTCAACAAACAAATATTTTTTCAAGGACTGCCGGTGAATAACCATGACTAGACTAGCCAGCTACGCTAACAGAGGGCAGGATCTAGAGGACATGATTGAGACTACTAATCAGATATACATACAACAGGGTAGATTATTAGTCCAGAAAATACCCACTCCAGTTAAGGTTTTGAATACAAACCAAAAAACAGGAAAGGTAACAGGATTTTATGAGAAAAAATCTACTGTAGACTATATCGGAATATTCCAAGGGAAAGGGATTGCTTTTGATGCCAAGCAGACAAGTGTAGATACTAGGTTTGACCTGAGCAACGTAAAAGATCACCAATATCTATTTCTATCTAGCTGGGTTGCAAGCGGAGGTATTGGCTTTTTAGTAGTGTATTTTAGCAGTCTGGATGAATTTTATTATCTGCCTTATGATCTGCTGGATGAATATTGGCAGAATAAACTAAAGGGTGGCCGAAAATCAATTCCTTATGAAGAGATAGCTCGAAAAAAGTACAGAATTAAGAGTCAGCAGGTACCGGTTGATTATCTAAGTGTGGTAGAAAGATCAGTTAAGAAAGGAGAATAAAGTATGTATTGTCCTGAATGCGGAGAAGAGATATATCTCAAAGATAAATTCGGAGATATTGATTACACTTATTGCGAAAAGTGCGGCTATGTATATTCTATCAAGTCCTGTGGAATAGATCAGGAAGCTATTAGAGAAAAGCAGCGGTGTCTTCAAGAAAATTATGAGAAAGAAGTTAAAACAGGAGGAGACCAAGGGGCTGTTAATCGGTTATTGGCTAACAATCAACAGAATCAAGTTAACCTGCACAGTCCTAATAATAGAGTTGATTCAGATATAGGTGAAATTAGAACTAGATATACTTATCGAGATATAAAAGGAGCTTAAGATAGGAGGTTGGTTATGGCCGAAATAACTCAAAAATTACTGGAAGAGATTATTAATGAAGCTGATGATATAGATTATGGCAAGGTAGAATTAATTATCAAAGATGGAGAAATAATTGATATAGTAAAGCAGAAACGGAAAAGAGTCGGACAATAGAATAGGCTGAGGGAAAAACCCAGGCCGCTGTCCTTAATTGGATGGCGGTCTTTCTTTATTTGGAGGTGAATAATGTGGGGAGATATAGCAGAGTGATACGTAATATATGTCGCATGCTAGAAATTGAGTATACAGATCCGTTAGTAATCGAATGTCCAGTATGTGAGGAAGAGTCGCTTAAAATTCAAAGTGATGATTCAGAAGCTAAGTGTAATAACTGCGGGCTAGAGTGGAAGATGAGAGAATTGGAGATCATCATGGAAGAGAAATATGATTATGAGAAGCGGGAGATAGCCAATCTTATGAGAGAAAAGAAAGGGGTGCCGCTTTAATGGATAATGAGAAGAAAGAAGTGGTTGAAGATGTGTTGAGAGATTATCCAAAGCTCAAAGCAAAAATAAAAATTAGAGTTATTCAAAGTTTCGAGGAATATTCTTTGGCATCAATTGATTATCAGAAGGTAGCTGGAGGGACAACTAATAATATCTATTCTAGTGTTGAAGACCACTTAGTAAGGAAATCAAAGAAGAAGAGTGAAGTGGTTAAAATGATAGCTAAAAGAGATAAGATAGAAGCTGCGCTTAAAAGTCTTCCTAGAAAGCAGCGTATGGTTATTCAGTACAAATATTTTGATTGCTTAAAGGTTGAGGACATAGCTTATGAAATGAATGGCATTGGCGAAGCGACAGTTTATCGATATATAGAAGATGGAATTAGTAATCTTATCGATGTTGAATTGCATATGATAGAAAATTGATAGAAAAATGATAGATATTTGATAGGACAAAACTATATATCATGTGATATGGTTATAATAAGCAATAAAATTTAATTGAATATCTTACTGAGCTTCACCGGAGTCTAGTATGACCTCTTGGTGGAGCTTTTTGTATTTCGTTTTTACTTATACTTACATGTAAGCAGTATAGATGTCAAATATAGTTTTTTTATTTTTTATTAAGCATGTAAGATATCATGTGAGCATAAAAGATCTAAGAAGTGAGGAAATAACAATGGCTAAAAAGTGGGCTAAAGCTTTTTATAATAGCAAAGAGTGGCGAGAGTGTAGAGAAGCATATATTAAAAGTGTGAATGGACTATGTGAAAGATGTCTAGAGAAAGGAATAATCAAACCTGGATACATTGTTCATCATACAGTAGAACTAACCCCAGAGAATATTAATAATCCAGAGATAACTTTGAATTGGGATTTGCTAGAATATTGCTGTAAAAAATGTCATGATGAAGAACATTTTGTTGAGAGAGCAAAAGTAACTAGAGAAGGATTAAAGTTTAATGAGGCTGGAGAGCTGGTTGAATGTTAACCCCCCTTGGTTAAAAGCTAGGGGTGGGGTGATTGGAGACCGGAGAGTGGACACAGAATTAATAAATACGTCGCACGCGAGGGGGGTGTGGTTAAATTGTCAGGTGCAGCAGAAAAACAAAAGCGGTATTTAGAGAAAGATAAGCGAGTTAAAGAAGAGATAGAGAGATTAAAAAATATTTTTCGTGACTTAGGGCTTGATGAGAAAAAAATAGAAGCAGTTAATTCCTTGATTGAAAATACTGCTTTTATGGCTGTGACTCTCGAGGACCTAAGAGAGAAAATTAATAAAAATGGTTGTGTATCCAAATATCAAAATGGGGAAAATCAATGGGGCACTAAACAATCTCCTGAAGCCAAGACTTATAATCAGATGCTTAAAAATCATCTGTCGGTTACAAAGCAATTAACCAGCTTGCTCCCCGAGAAAAAACAGAAGGAGGCAAAAGACGGATTTATAAAATTCGTGGAGAGTCGTGGAGACTAAAACTTTAAGATGTACTGGTGAAAACACTGACGGATCAATGTGCAAAAGAACGAAAGAGTTTTCGGTAGATAAAGCTCCTAAGGAATGGCGGTGTTGGGATCACCCGCTGGAAGGCGAGAATGATCCAGAAAACAATAATGATTTTATTGCTTATTCTTCAGACTATAACCCTATAATTGAGTATTATAACAAGATAGATTCAGGAGAAATTGTTGTATCAAATAAAGTTGAAAGAGTTTATAGAAAACTTGTTAATGACATTGGAAATAAAGATAGTGAGTATGAATATAGTCCTGATCATGCTAATCATGCAATAGAGTTTATCGAGAATTTTTGTAGGCAGTCGAAAGGGAAATGGGGTGGAAAGCGTCTTAAACTAGAGCTGTGGCAGAAAGCTTTTATAGCTGCTACTTTTGGATTTATTCATAAGATAGATAGAACTAGAAAATATGAAGAAGTTTTATTAATTGTGGCTCGGAAAAACGGTAAGTCTACTTTATCATCTGCTATAAGCTTATATTTGTTAGCTGCAGATAATGAACCGGGTCCAGAAGTGTATGCGGTAGCGACTAAGGAAAAACAGGCTAAAATAGTTTGGCTTGAAGCTAAAAAGATGGTTAAAAAATCTCCGACACTACTTAAACGGATTAAACCATTAGTAAAAAAGCTTAGAGCCGATTTTAACGATGGTGTTTTTACACCTCTGGGTTCTGATAGTGAAAGGCTAGACGGTCTTAATGTTCATGGGGCTTCTCTTGATGAGATACATGCCTGGAAAGATAAAAACCTATATGATGTGATTAAGGACGGTACTTCTTCTAGGGAGCAGCCGCTGATCACAATGATAACTACCGCTGGAACAGTTAGAGAATCAGTATATGACCTTAAATATGATGAAGCAGAAATGGTTATCAATGGTTATGATGATCCAGATGGTTATAAAGATGAAACTTTCTTACCAATCATTTATGAGCTTGATAAAAGAAGCGAATGGACTAATGAAGACTGTTGGAAAAAAGCTAATCCAGGTCTAGGAACTATCAAGCAGACTGATAAACTCGAAAATAAAGTTAATAAAGCTAAAAATAATTCTTTGTTGGTGAAAAATTTACTGACAAAGGATTTTAATATTAGAGAAACAAATAGCGAAGCTTGGTTAACCTTTGAACAGTTAAATAATCAGGAGGCTTTTGAGCTAGAAGAATTAAAACCTAAATACGGTATTGGAGGCACTGACTTATCAAGCACTACTGACCTAACAGCTAGTAGTGTTCTTTTTATGCTTCCGTATGATGATAACATATACTGCCTTTCTATGTATTGGCTTCCGGAAGAATTGCTAGAAGAAAGAGCCAGAGAGGATAAAGTTCCTTATGATGTTTGGCATGAACAGGGTTATTTGAGAACTTGCCCAGGTAATAAAATTCATCCTAAGTTTGTTACTCAATGGTATCTTGAAGTGCAGAATGAATTAGATATTTATATCCCTTGGATTGGTTATGACTCCTGGAGTGCAGAGTACTGGGTCGAAGAAATGCAGGGACACTTTGGCAAAGAAGCCATGATACCTGTCATCCAGGGTAAAAAGACATTGTCTGGTCCTATGAAAAGCATGGGGGCAGACTTAAAAAGCAATAAAATTAATTATAATTCAAATCCAATCACCAAATGGTGCCTTTCAAATACAGCTGTAGATGTAGATAAAAATAATAACATTCAACCAGCTAAACAAAGAAATAAAAGAAAAAGAATAGATGGAACCGCTGCAATGCTTAATGCCTATGTAGTTTTACAGGATAAATATCAAGATTATATTAATATGATTTAGAGGAAAGGAGGTGATGGTTTGAGGTTATTCAGCACTATCAAAAGCTGGTTTACTAATAAAAATCCAACTAAACAGGGGATGAAATTAGTAACAGAGCGGGGGAACGGGTTTTACTCCTGGAACGGCAAACTATTTCAATCAGATATTATTCGTTCTTGTATCAGACCCAAATATAAAGCTATTGGTAAATTAAATGCAAAGCACATAAGGGAAGCAGAGGGAGGTAATAAGATAAATCCAGAGCCTTATATGAAGTTTCTTTTAGAAGAACCCAATCCATTTATGACAGGGCAGCTGCTACAAGAAAAATTAACTATTCAATTACAACTTAACAATAATGCTTTTGCTTTAATTGTTAGGGGGCAGGGCGGGGTTCCTAAAGAAATATATCCAATTCCAGGAACAGGGGTTCAAGTAACTTATGATGATCAGAATAAAATGAGGCTTAAATTTACTTTAAAGAACGGTAATATTATTGAGCCTTTTTACAGTGATGTTATTCATCTTCGCCAGGACTTTAATGAGAACGATATCTTTGGTGAAAATCCAAAAGAGTCTTTAGACCAACTGATGGAAGTAGTTAATACTACCGATCAGGGAATAGTCAAGGCTATTAAAAATGGAGCTATAATTAGGTGGCTTCTTAAGTTTAAACAGACTATTAGACCAGAAGATAAAGAGAAAGAGCTTAAAAAGTTTGTAGATAATTATTTATCCATTGAAAATGAGGTAGGAGCAGCTGCTACCGATCCGAAGTATGAGGCAGAGCAAGTTGAACCTAATGATTATGTACCTAATGCAAAGCAGATGGACCGGACTACTAAGAGAATATATAACTTTTTTAACACCAACGAGAAAATAGTTCAGTCAAAGTATAATGAAGACGAGTGGAATGCTTATTATGAGTCAGAAATTGAGCCACTGGCTAGACAAATGAGTGAAGAATTTACAAGAAAGTTATTTACTAGAAAAGAAAGAGGGCACGGGAATAAAATTGTATTTGAAGCCAGTAGTTTACAATATGCTTCAATGAAAACCAAAATAAATCTTGTTCATATGGTTGATCGTGGAGCTTTAACGCCTAATGAGTGGCGTGAGATTATGAATTTAGGCTCAATAGAAGGTGGAGATAAGCCAATCCGGAGAAAAGATACCGGGGAAGTAGGAGGTGGAGATTTATATGGCGACAAAGATTCCAATTAAAGGTGTTATAGTCCCAAATGATCAGAAAGATATATATGAGTTATTTGGTTTTGATGCTGTTTCTCCTTCAGATGTTAATGAAGCTTTAGAAAAAGCAGAAGATCAAAATGTTGAAGTCGTGATCAACAGTCCAGGAGGTGATGTTTATTCTGGTTCAGAAATATACACAAGTTTAATGGATTATAGAGGTAATATTGTTGTGAAAATAGTTGGAGTGGCTGCTAGTGCTGCTAGCGTAGCGGGGATGGCAGGCGGAGAAGTGAAAATATCTCCTACAGCTCAAATAATGATTCACAATGTTAAAAGTAGAGCTGAGGGAGATTATAGAGACATGAAACACCAAAAAGAAGTACTTGAAAATTATAATAAATCAATAGCTAATGCTTATAGACTTAAAACCGACATGTCAGAATCAGAATTACTTAATTTGATGGATAAAGAAACTTGGTTAAGTGCTCAACAGGCTAAAGAGTACGGTTTTGCTGATTCTATAATGTTTGATACAGGTCAGAAATTAGCTGCAAGTGGTAATCTTATGTTACCACCCAAGGTTATAAAAGAGACTAGGAATAAATTAGCCAATGAAGTTTTTTCTAATAATACTAGCGATAATTTGGATAATGAATTAGAAAGATGTAAAGCTAAATTAAATTTATTAAAATTAAAAGGAGATGATGTTTAATGTTTATGACACAAGAGGAATATAAGAACAAAAGAAATCAGTTGCTTAATAAAGCAGAAAAGTTGCTGGAAAACGGAGATATCGAAGGTTACGAAGCTAAAGAGCAGGAAATCAAAAATTTAGATGAAAAGTTTAAAAAAGCATCTAAAGCTAAAGCGAATATGGAAGCATTAAAAAATAAAACTGCTACTAAAAATAATTTTATTGGTGATACTCAACCTTCTCCGAATAACAAAGAAAAAGACAAAGTAGAAAATCCATTCAATACTTTAGAATACAGAAAAGAATTTATGAATTTTTGTCAGACTGGAGAAATGTCTAATGAGTATCAAAATTTAGCCTCAGATTTTATTAATGCTGATGTAGCTACAACTACTAGTGATGCTGGAGCTGTAATTCCTACTACAATTATGGAAGAAATTATTGACGAGATGGAAGAGTATGGTCAAATATTCAACAGAGTAAGAAAGACTAATATTAAGGGCGGAGTAGAAGTTCCTATTTTAACTCTTAAACCATCTGCTTCTTGGATTGGAGAAGATACTACTTCAGATAAACAAAAGGCTAAATCAGATGATAAAGTAAGCTTTACTTACTATGGTTTAGAGTGCAAAGTGGCAATTTCTTTGCTTGCAGATATAACTACTCTTGATATGTTCGAAGATAAAATTGTTGATTTGATTGGCGAAGCCATGATTAAAGCTATGGAAAAGGCGATTATTAGCGGCTCTGGATCTGGACAGCCTCTTGGAATAACCAATGATGATAGAGTTCCTTCTAAAAATACTATAACTTTATCTTCTACTGATTTTGTCGAGTGGAAAGGCTGGAAAAAGAAAGTATTTGCAAAGATTCCTTTAGCATATAGAGCAGGTGGTAGTTTCATTATGGCAGCAGGGACTTTTGAAGGATATATTGATGGCATGACGGATGCGAACGGACAACCTATTGGGCGTACTAATTATGGTATTACTCGAGGTCCGCAAGAAAGATTTGGGGGGCGAGAGGTTATTCTTGTAGAAGATGATATAGTTGCCCCCTATGAATCAGCTTCTGAAGGAGATATAGTTGCTGTGTTCTGTAAGTTATCTGATTACTGTATTAACTCTAATATGCAGATGACTATGTATCGTTGGACAGATCATGATAATAATGAAAACGTAAATAAAGCTTTATTAATTGCTGATGGAAAAATTCTTGATCCTAACGGGGTAATCATTGTTAAGAAGGGAGCATAATTAAAAAATATTTAGAGAGTGGGCTTTTAATAGTCCTCTCTTTAATTTTTAAGGAGGTATAATATGAATGCTTATAAGCATGATTTAGGACAAAAAATAACTACTGATGTTGGTTCGATTGCAGTTGATAGAGGGTTTGTAGCTCATCTAAATTTTGAAACACCAGTTGCACAATCTATTACTGCTGTATTAGGTGCTACTGCTTTAACTACTGAAACTCAAACTATTACAGATGGTATTACAGACCCAGATATACCTAGAAACATAAGAATAAAAGGTAGTGCTTCAGGAATGACTGGAGATGTGGTAATCAATGGTACAAATATTAATGATGATGCGATCAGTGAAACTTTAGCGCTCAATGGGACTACAGAAGTACAAGGTGACAAAGCGTTTAAGACTATTACAAGCGTTGAATTACCTGTTCAGACTAATTCAGGTGATGAAGTTAGTGTTGGAACAGCTAATAAATTAGGGCTGCCTTATAAGCTGTCTTTAAATACTGTTTTCAAAGCTTATAGAGATGGAACTTTGGAAGGGACTGCTCCATCTGTTGCTGTTGATTTTGCTAATATTGAAAATAATACTGTATTGCTTGATTCAGCACTGAATGGTACAAATATCGACGTCTATTTGATTGTGTAGGTGATTAGATGACTCTAATAGATGAAGTTAAGACAGCGTTAAGAGTTACAACAACTGAATTAGATAGTGAAATAGAAGGATTAATTGAAGCCTGTAAAGTTGACTTGGAGATAGCTGGATTATATGTAGTTGATGAGACCGACAAACTGATTAAAAGAGCTATTATTTTGTATTGCAAAGCTAATTTTGGCTATGATAATCCGGAAGCAGATCGGTTTCAGGAGAGTTATGAAATGCTTAAAAATCATTTGGCTATGTCAGTTGATTATGCTTATTATACTGTTACTTTTGAAATTATCAAGCAGACAAAAGTAGAATTTGATGGAGAAATTAAAGAAACTAATGCTAATGGTAAAGTTGTATTTTATAGTCGTGAGAAAAATCATGTCCCTTATAAAATTGGGGACGGTGATATTAAATATATTGATATAAATAGCGACATGACAGTGAGCGGGTGATTGTATGAGACATAACAAAGTGATATATCTACCGATTACTACTATTGAAGAAGACGAATTTGAAAATGAGGTTGAAGTGATAAGTGATTGGCGGAGAGTTTACGCTAATAAATATTCTATTAATTCTAGTGAATTTTATAATGCAGCTAAAGAAGGTTTAAGGCCGGAATTAGCTTTTAGAATTTATGATTTTGAGTATGATGGTGAAGATAAATTCAAATATAATGGTGATGAATATAATATCATTCGTACTCAAGGTAGTGGTGAAAAAATGATTTTGGTTGGAGAGAAGGTGACTGCTGATGTCTAAAAACGTCAGTGTAGATGATTTAGCTGATGCTATTGTTGGAGAAGTTAAGAAATATACCAAAGATGTATCTGAAGCAATTGAGAATGAAGTCAATGAGACTTCAAAAAAAGTTAGAAAAAAGATAAAAGATAATTCTCCAGAAGATAGCGGAGAGTACAAAATGGGTTGGAGAAGGAAGAAAAGCACTGCTGGTGGGAAAATTGAAATTACTGTGCATAATACAGTAAAGCCGACCTTAGTCCATCTACTTGAATTTGGTCATGAACAAGTAGGAGAAGGTAAAGATAGAGTATCAGCAATTAAGCATTTAAGACCGGCATATGATACTTTTGTTCCTGATATGCAGAAAAGAATTGAAAAAATCATTAAGAATGGCGGTGATTAGATGACTTACATTGATTTAATAAATGAATTAGAGACAACAGGGATACCAGCAACTTATAGTAGTTTTAAGTCTAAACAGAAGCCGCCGTTTATCACAGTTAATTTAAGCAATAATAATGACTTCATGGCTGATAATATCAATTTTAAAGAGATAGAAAACTTTCAAGTTGAGCTTTATACTGCAAAGAAACATCCACCAACAGAAGAATTGATACAAGATAAACTAAAAGAGTTAAAGTTGCCTTATATAAAGGCAGAAACTTATTTGGAAAGTGAAAAATTAAGGCAGATTGTATATGAAATCCAATTAATTTAAGGAGTGAAAATTATGAGTCAAAATAAAGTTAAATTTGGGTTAGAGCAGGTTCATATAGCTTTTATGGGTGTTGCTCAGACCGAAAGCATAGAAGTAACTGATCCGCCCGGAACGGATGGAGAGATTACTATTACTATAACAGCAGATACATTGTTGGGAGAAGATTCCCCACATGATATTGTAGTTCCTTTGGCAAGCGAAACTCATACTAATGTAACTAAAGTTGCTTCTACCATAGTAAATGTTTTAAATGATGATAGTGTGATTAACTCGGTGTTTCAAGCTAGGCATGATGGTGGAACTATTTATTTGACTACTTTAGTGGCCCGGTCTAATGATTCAACTCTAGATATTTCTTTTACAGATACAGCAACTACTGGAGCTACAATGGGTACTTCTACAGCTGTTGAAGAAGGTGCTACAGGATGGGGAAAACCACAAGCTGTGAAAGGTGCAGTTAACTTCTCTTCTGATCCTGAGGGGGATAGCTCAGAATTTTACGCCGATAACACTAAATATTATACGCACACTTCAAACAATGGTTATACCGGAGAGCTAGAAATTGCAAATGTCCCGGATGATATATTAGCCGAAATGTTGGGGATGACTATAGATAATAATGATATGTTGGTTGAATCTTCTGATGATGAAGTAAAAGAATTTGCATTAATGGGGCAAATTCAGGGGGATGAAAGAAACAGACGTTTTGTATATTATCGTTGTAAAGCTAGTAGACCATCAGAAGAAAATAGTACTACTGAGTCGAGTATAACGCCTTCTACTGACACTGTAAGCATAACAATGTTACCACTTGAAGATCAAGGTAAGATTATCAAAGGGGTTATGGAGCTATCTAACACAAATCAAGCTGCATATGACAGTTTCTTTGATTCGGTAACTTTACCTGATGTATCTTAATTTAAGGAGGGATAATCAATGAAAACAGTACAAATGGGGGATAAAGAGCTAGGTTTGAAAGCGTCACCTTTAGCTCTTTTGTATTATCAACAGGAATTTGGTCAAGATCTTATGGGAGATTTAGTTAGTATGCAAGATATGGCTGACATGGCAGATGGGGACTTTTCTAGTTTTGACTCTGTAAAGATACTTCAAATTTGCTATGCAATGAATAAGGCCAATAATTATGGTAAGCAATTTCCTGATTTTGAAAAATGGCTATCTGAATTAAACAGTATAGATTTTGCAGATGAAGATTTTATGCTGGATGTAATTGAGGAAGCAACAGACGGTTTTTTTCGTGGAGCAAAAGAAGAACCCCAAAAACCAGAATCAAAACAAAGAAATAAATAATGATAGATTAGACCTTGTTTTGATATCTAATGCAAAACAAATAGGATTATCATTTAAAGAATTAAATAATCTAAGAGTTAGAGATTTTGTTGAAATGATAGATATTGAGACACAACGTACGAATGGTGTTGGAGATAATAGTATTGATCTAGCTCTAGCCACTCAAAAAGATATAGATAAATTATTATCATAGGCAAGCTCTCGAAAAAGAAAAGGGGAGGAGGTGATTATTATTGCTAAAACAATCCGCGGTATAAATGTCAAAATCGGATCGGATACTTCTGGACTTTCCGCAGCTCTTAAAGACGTGAATAAGAAAAGTAGAGATATTCGTAGTGAATTGCGTAAGGTTGAGAGATTACTAAAATTTAATCCTGATGACACGGAGCTACTTGCTCAAAAACAGCAATTGCTTTCTGATCGAGTAGAAAATACTTCTGAGAAATTAAGAAGATTGAAGAAAGTTCAAGATCAAGTGAATGAACAATTTAAAAAAGGCGAAATTGGAGAACAGCAATATAGGGCCTTTCAGCGTGAGATTAAAAAGACGGAGTCTAAACTAGAGACATTTGAGGCTCAACTTAGTGAGACAACTTCATCTTCCGGGAAACTTGCAAGAAAACTGCAGGCGGCTGGAAATAAGCTTAAAGGTATAGGTGAAAAAATGAAAGGTGTAGGGGAATCTATCTCTATGAAAGTGACTGCACCGCTAACCGGAGCTTTTGTTGCTCTAACAGAAGGTACTAGGAATTTTCGCAAAGAAATCTCTGTTCTTGATAATAATATTAAATCAGCAGGAGCTAGTTCAGAAAATATAAATAAAGCAATGGCTAAGACTAAAGCGATTACCGGAGAAACAAAGGATAGTGTAGAGGGATTATCTAATTTACTTGCTACAGATTTTAGAGGAGATAAGTTTCAGCAAGTTTTAGATAATTTAATCGGAGCTTCTATTAAGTTTAAAGAAACTATCAAATTTGAAGAAGTTGCTAATTCATTTCAAGAGACAATAGCTTCTGGTGAAGCGGTTGGTCAGTTCGGTGAGCTATTAGAAAGAACAGGAGTTAATCTAGATGAATTTGAAGCAGGATTAAGAGAAGCAAAAAAACGTGGTAAAGAACAGAATTATATACTGCAAACCTTAGCTGATACAGGACTTTCTCAGATCTATGAGCAGTATAAGAAGAATAATTCTGAACTGGTAAATAATGCAGAGGCAAATTATATGTTCCAAAAAGCTCTAGGGAAGTTAGGTAGTACTTTAGATCCAATCATGACTAAACTCATTAAATTTGCTACTAAAGTTGTAGATAAATTCAATGAATTTTCTCCGGCAGCAAAGAAGCTTACAATCACAATAGCGGGGGTAGCTGCAGTTATAGGTCCTGTTATTACTACTATGGGTGTTTTGGCAGCGTCATTATCAGCATTGTTAAGCCCTGTCGGTGCTGTTGTAGCAGCCATTTCAGCGTTAAGTGTTGTAGGTATAGAAGTGTATCGTAATTGGCAAGAAGTTAAGAATTCTCTATCTGCTATTTGGGACTTTCTTAAAACCGAAGCTCAAATATTTGCAACTCAAATTCAATTAGCATTTGCCGGTGTTCAATTTGGGATTAGTAAAATGATTAATGTAATAGTTGATAAGGCTTCTATATTATCTAAATTACCTGGTAAATGGGGAGATAAATTTGATAAATTTAGCAGTTCTGTTAGTAAGAGCACTGAAAAAACAAAAGATAAATTAGATAACCTAACAGGAAGATTATCTAGTCTAAATGATGAAGCTGGCGAAAACTTGAATAATATGGGAGTTTCTTTTTCAAACCTAGGATCAAACATTAAAGAAGATGTAAAAGGAATAGTAAGTGTGGTTACTGGATTAGGAGAAAGTTATGATACAGCGGGGGAAAAAGCAGAGGAAGCAGCCGAAAAAGCTAAAGAAGCAGTTAAAAAATATAAAGATCAAACTAAGCCTACTAAAGAAGAAATTAAAAAAAGGGAAAAATTTGAGCAAAAATGGAATGATAAATTATTTAATTTAACTGCTTCTAGAATAGAAAAGTTAGAAAAAGAAAAACAGGAAGCTATTAAGAACGCAAAAGAAAAAGGAGCAAAAACTACTGCTATTGAGGAATATTATGCCGAGAAGAAAAATCAAATTAGAGAAGGCTTTGAAGAATCATGGAAAGATAAGTTATTTCAAATAACCGCTACTAGAGAAGAGAAATTGGAGAAAGAAAAACAAAGAGCATTAGAAAGAGCAGAAGAATTAGGAGCAAGTAAACTTGCAATCAAGAAATATTATGTCCAAAAGGAAAAAGAGTTATTAAGCAACCAGTTAGCCAGATATCAAAAGCAAAGTAGTGCTATATCCACAGCTATCAAAGCAATGAAAGATAATATAATTGAATATACGAAAAGATTGTATAATAATACTGCGCAAGCTTCTTTGGCTATGTCAAAGTCGATGACAAGTTTTTTTGATAGCTTTACAAATGGTTCAAAAACTTTCAAAGAAGCAGTTAAAGAAATGGCACTATCATTTGTAACTATGGCTGAACAACAAGTAATTGCAGCTGAAGCAATGGGGGTTGCCCAATCATGGGCTCAGGCTCCATCAACTCTCGGGGCTTCATTAGCTTATATAGGCGAGATTGTATCTAAGTCAGCTGCAGCTATAGCAACATTTGAGTCTGTTAAAGCGGTTATTAGAGAATTCGCTGATGGTGGACTTGTTACTGGGCCAACTCTCGGAATGATCGGTGAAGCAGGAGACGACGAAGCCGTATTACCTCTTAATCAGAAAACGATGTCAACTCTTGGAGCAAGCATAGCAGCAAATATGCCTCAACAGCAACAAACAGTCCAGCCTGTTTCTCAAAGACCGATTGAACTCCACGTTGGAACACTCGTTGCTGACAAAATGGGCCTTAAAAAGTTAGAAAGAAAGTTAAGAAGTATTAGAATATCTGAAAATAAACGGTTAGGGGTGAATAATGCATGATTAATCTTAAGTTAAATGGAACAAAAATACCATCTCCTAAGGAAGAGGTGAAAATTGATCCACTCGAAATTGCAAGAGAAGATAGAATGGCCAGTGGTCGTAAAGTTAAAGATATAAAGACTACTAAAGATACATTCACCCTTGATTATGATGGGCTTCTTCCGGATGATGCAATGACTTTCATAAATGCTTATAGAGATGGTGGACCGGTAACTTTTGAATATGAAGACGTTGAGGGAAAGCAATCTAAGCAGGTGTATATACAGCCCCTTCCTAGAAAAATATACGCTCCTAAACCACAATATACAAAAGAAATTACAATAACTTTGGAGGAAGAATAAGATGCTGCCAGTTAGTGATGAATTTCTAGAGAAGATCAAAGCTGGAACACGAAACATTAAAGCAAGAGTAGAGATTGTATGGACTGACTCGCAAATAGACAAGTCAATTAGAATGTCAGCTAATGAAAATGCAAGAATATCATGGACTTATCAAGCTGCGGATGCTGTTGAGAATACACCACATAAATGGTTGTCTCTCGATGGGTCATGTACTCTTGATGGAACATATCATCCGGCGCCTGGGAGCAAGAAAACAGCTGAAGAATACCAAATGGGTTGGTGGGGGAGACAATTATCAGATAGTAATAGTAATTTTGCTACTCCATATCCAACGCTTACAGTATCATTTACTGAACGCCCAGTTTTTTCTTTGAAAGTAATTGGCGACAATGCAAGAGAAGAATATCCGGTTGATTTTGATATTAATATATACAGTAACGGCAGCTTGATTCATACGGAAACGGTCACCGGTAACACTAATATATTCTGGAATAGAGACGTATCAGATCAAAATTTAGAGGCCATAACTAGAATGGAATTAGTAGTCAAAAAATGGTCCCATCCCGGACGGCAGGTAAAAATAGTAGAATTTTTCACAGCTATACGCGAAATATATGAAGATGATGATATCTTGCAACTTAACCTATTGGAAGAAAGAGAAATATCTGAGGGCAGTCTTCCGATCGGGAACATAAGTGCTAATGAAATTGATCTGCGAATTAATAATATTAGTGGTAAATTCTTTGCTGGGAATCCAGATTCACCTTTCTTTGGTCTAATCAAGAAAAATAGACGTATCAGGCCATATCTAGGGATTGAACTTGATGATGGTACTACTGAGTATCATCCGCTCGGAGTGTACTGGAGCGGGGATTGGGATACTCCTGAGCAGGAAGTGTACGCTGGGACTACGGCTAGAGATAGACTGCAACTCATGGATGAAACTGAATATTCAACTAGCAAAGTGCAACAAGATGTATCATTATATCAACTTGCAGTTGATATTTGTGAGGATTATGATCTTGCTAGCAATCAATACTGGATAGATTTAGAGCTTCAAAATTTCGTTATTCCTTATGCTTATTTTGAGCCTGTATCACACCGTGAAGCATTGCGGCAGATAGCTACAGCATGTGCAGGTCAGGTTTATGCAGACCGTAAGGGCGTAGTAAGATTAGAAGGACCTAGTTTCATACAGAACAAATATAATGTTATATTATAAGGAGGATGGTAATTAATGAATATGACTGATTTTTTAGAGCAGAAACTGCTTGAACATAGTTTTCTTAATCTACCTTGGAGTTCTCCGAGCACGGTATATGTAGCACTTTGCACAGCAGATCCTACAGAAACAGGCGATCAAACTAATGAAATTAGCGCTACTAATTACAGTAGACAATCTATAGATTTCAGTGATGTAGCAGCTGACTCTAACAGTGAAGCTTCATTAATAGAAAACAATCTTGATATAGAATTTGGACAGGCAAGTGTAGACTGGGGAGAAATTACTCACGCTGCTATAATGAACGCTGAAACTGATGGTAATATGCTTATGTATTCTCAATTGACTGCTTTTGTAACTGGTGAAATTTTCACAAGTAATTATGATACTGCCGTATCACTTGATCAAGACGGTATTATAGAAGGAAGCGAAACTGTTACTGATACTGATGGTACTGGAGAATACTATGAAGGTAGAGACTATACAATGAACTATACTAACGGAGAAATTACGGTATTATCTTCCGGGGCTATGTCGGATGCTGCGGATTATCTAATTGATTATGAATATGCTAATTCAAAAGTAATTAACAGTGGTGATCTATTTAGGATTCCTGCTACTGAATTAGTGGTTGCATTTGATTAGTTTGATTAGGGGGATTTTTATGTATAGAGTGATGATTAAATGCTAAGTTATCATAGTGTAGCACTAAAAGAAGATGGAACACTGAAAGCCTGGGGACATGATGATTATGATCAAGTAACAGACACACCTACAGATAGCGGGTATGAACAGGTAAGTTGTGGAATGTTTCATAATGTAGCACTAAAAAAAGATGGAACACTGAAAGCCTGGGGACTAGATAATGATAATCAAGTAACAGACACGCCTACAGATAGTGGGTATGAACAGATAGCGTGTGGGCGTTACTATAATGTGGCACTAAAAGAAGATGGAACACTGAAAGCCTGGGGACGAGATAATGATAATCAAGTAACAGACACACCTACAGATAGTGGGTATGAACAGATAGCGTGTGGGCGTTATCATAGTGTAGCACTAAAAGAAGATGGAACACTGAAAGCCTGGGGACATGATGATTATAATCAAGTAACAGACACGCCTACAGATAGCGGGTATGAACAGATAAGTTGTGGATTATACCATAGTGTAGCACTAAAAGAAGATGGAACACTGGAAGCCTGGGGACATGATGATTTTGATCAAGTAACAGATACACCTACAGATAACGGGTATAAACAGGTGAGTTGTGGAATATTTCATAATGTAGCACTAAAAGAAGATGGAACACTGAAAGCCTGGGGACGAGATAATGATAATCAAGTAACAGACACACCTACAGATAACGGGTATAAACAGGTAAGTTGTGGAGGTTACCATAATGTAGCACTAAAAGAAGATGGAACACTGAAAGCCTGGGGACGAGATAGTAATAATCAAGTAACAGACACACCTACAGATAGTGGGTATATTTTTTTAATGACTTCTTCGGGTAATATTATTACTGAAGATCCTCCAATAGAAAGTTCAGCGTTTTTTTATGGGAGGGGTAAACAATATGTCAATGCTGAAACAGAAGAAATACCGTTAATAACTAGCTCAGTGTCTTTTCAGGGATCAGGTAAAAAACAAATTAATGGTACATTAATTATCACTACTGCAAGCGTACAACATCAAGGAACAGGTGAACTGCAAGCTCCAGCAGATAAAATTAAAGGTGCTAGGTTGCACTATACTGGAGATGGAACCCAGCAGTCCAGAGCAAAGGCTGAGATGAATGCTAGTTCTAATGCTTATGGGAAAGGGAAGATGAAATACAAGGCGCTTATATTATCTATTCCAGATGGTGCTTATTTAATAGATAAAGATAATTATAGAAGCAAAAACCAGCCTTCTAAGTCTGATGAGATGGCGAATAAAATCATAATTAATACTCAACCACTTGTTCCGCTTTCAGAACAGCAAGTATATGAGAAAGAATTAACACTTAGTGTCGGAGAAATCAAAAATATTACAGCAAAATATGATGACAGCGACATACCAGTTATTGATTCTATTGCTAGTCTTACTGGTAATACAAATAGTACCATCAATAGTACTGAATATTATGCCTGGGGGGCTGACATAACAATAGAAAATACAGGAAGTAGTGAAGAAACCTTCACATTAATTATTAATGCGAAACCTCTGGAAGTACAAGGAATAGAAAAAGTAACTGCTAAGGATGAAGCAAGTATTAGAGAGCATGAAGAAATTAAGTATGATCTAGAAGAGAATCATTTAATTCAAAAAGAAGAAATGGCGCAACAAATAGCTGATATTGTTCTTGCAAGCGCAAAAGATCCGCGACGTGATGTAGAACTTGATTGGCGTGGAAATCCAGCATTAATATTAGCTGATTTAATTACTGTCCCCGAATATAGTGACTATGGGAATTTCTATGTAACAAGACAAAATTTAGAATATGATGGTGCATTAACTGCAAATACAGAGGGGAGGAAGATCAATGTCTGATTGGCAAGGAGCTAAAACAGATTGGACACCTGAAGATGATGTTACTGATGAAGATTTTGATCGAATTGAGACGAATACGAAAGCTAATAGAGAAGATATAGATGATTTATCTTTTGATGTCAATAATATTGATAGAAGATATTCTGCAGGTAATTTTAGAGTATATATTGATCAAAGTGAAGACTCAGGCCATAGTGACAATTACAAAAAAACAAAAGAAGTAACAGTAGGTTTCGGAAGTGAATGTAGAGTTAAATTTAAGTTTTGTGCACCAACTGGTGGTGCAGCAACCGTATATGCAAAAATATACAAAAATAGTCAACCGGTTGGTATAGAAAGATCAACTAAGTCTGCAGATTATAACACCTATACTGAAGATATAAATATAAATCCCGGAGATAAAATTCAAATATATACTAAATCAGATTTTTACCTTAATAATCATCCTGTAGTTAAAGATTTAGAGATATTAGTCGATAAAGGATTAGTTGCAGGTTAAAAGTATAGATAAAATATAGAAAGGGTGTGACTAATGAAAGATATAGCTAATTTCATTCAACAAGTTGGTTTCCCGGCGTTTGTAGCAATATATGTTCTTGTGAGGTTAGAGCCTCTTATACAAAGCAATACAGAAGCTATCAATAAATTAGCCATAGCAATATCTAATTTGAGTGAAGTTGATGGCAATGAGTTATCTGAACAACTTAATGATAATAATTAGACTCCCGATAGGGTGTCTTTTTTTAATATGATAATAAGGAGGTGATGTTATTTATGCCGAGCATAAAAGATCAATTAATTTTACATGAAGGCTTAGAAATTGAGTTATATAAATGTCCTGCCGGCCACTGGACCATCGGTGTTGGTAGAAATTTAGAGGCTGATCCACTATCTCAAGAAGAGGTTCTGGAGCTACTTAAAGAACAGGGCGTAACCAAAGAAATTGCTATAAAGTGGTTAGATGAAAAAATAGATGAGATCACAGATCAATTAGAGCAATATGATTGGTATTGCAGTCTTGATGACATACGCAAGAAAGTGATTATCGATATGGTTTTTAACCTGGGGATCGATGGTCTGCTTTCATTTGAGAATATGATCAATGCTTTAAAGGAAGAAGATTTCGAGAAAGCTGCAGAGGAGATGAAGGATTCACAATGGTACCATCAAGTAAAGATAAGGGGAAAACGGCTAGTTAAGATGATGCGAACCGGAGAGGATTATCAATAATTAGAGGAGTGATTATTCATGAAAGAATTAATCTTAAGTCAAATTAATCTAGACACTATTATTTGGGTACTGGGAGGATTGTCAGCTATGATTACTTTCTTAGTCAAGCATAACCCAAATCTGGATCCATACTTTGATAAGGCTATGCCTACTCTTATTGAAGTGGACGATTTCATCGATTCATTAGCTGTTGAATATGAAGATGTTGCTAACTTACAACGCGCTAGTGAGTTTACAGATAAGCTAGTAGAAGAAATGAGACAAGCAGGTTACAAACTAGATGAAGAAGATAAGAAAAAGATAGAGGTTAGAACTAAGAGTAGGTTGTCGGGAAACGAAAAGATTCTTCAAGATACAGAGTAGGAGAATTGCCCGATGCTGGTTTGCATATCGATATGGACTTCGGAGAGAAGGAAATATATGCTGAATATAATTGGAGATTTTAACTTTGCCCGCTGCTAGCTGAAAGGCTTGCGGCGGGATTTTTTATTTTAATTAATAGTACAAAATGCTTGACAACGTTCCATATATATACAACAATAATAAGGAGGTGATTTTGAATGAAGAGAACTACTGAATTGATAGCTAGAACTACCGAACAATTTAAGAATCATGTGGAAGATGAATGTAGACGTCGAGGTATGACTCAAAGTGATCTAATACATTGTGCAATAGAAGATTTTTTTAAACAAGATATTTTATTACCTAAAATTGAGCTTATTAATGGAGAATTTAAACAGAGAAGTAAATTTACTAAGTTGCTGTTTTCCTTTGATGAAAGTGTAGTATATCTTTTTTTAAGAAAAGATTATTCAAGCCATTATCGTACAGTAAATGTTGTAATAGAAGATATTAAAACAAATGATTATTATCCTTTCAGTAAACAACTTTCTTTTAATAAACCAGGTGGAGGATGGAATAATGCTAAAAGAATACATGATAGAGTTCAGGAAGCGAAAGAAAAAGACTTAGATGTTCATATTTCAGTAAGAGTTATTGATAATGATGTTTTGAGTTTATTTTTAAAGGGAAATTTATCTTGGAATAAACTAAAAGAGAATAGTATACCAGCTCATATAGTGAAAGATGAACAAGTTAAATCCAGATATGAAGAGTTTAAAAAAGAAATACTTGAAGAAAAAGAATAAATTATCAGTAAAATATAGGGTAAACATGATAGATATTTGTAAATGACCGCCGTCAGAGAGGCGGTCATTTTTTATTTTATATGCAAAATATAGAAATAAACCATCTATATGACTTGACGTATGTCTAGTATTATGGTATAATATATATAGAAGATGAAAGGAGGTGAAGGAATGGGGTTGATAAATTTAGCGACATCAATTATCGCACTTATAACAGCGATAATTAATCTAGTCGCTATACTAAAAAAGCGCCACTCAGATGAGTAGCGCTCACACACAAATCGGGGAGGGAAACCTCCCCAACCTTTTCAACCTCATTATATCATATGAAAAAAATAAGCGCAAACACAGTCATTTTTATACTGTTGGTATTGGTGTTTGTTCTGCAGAAGGATTGGACACCGGTTATTATTACTGGTGTTGCTACTGTAATATCAGTAATTACCGATATTGTTGTAAGGGAGGGATAAGTATGTTTGAAAGTAAGAAAGAATACGAACAATTTCTTAATAATAATGTTATGAGTACAAAGGATGCAGCTAAATATTTAGATATAACGAGAAAAGGGATAAGCTATTTAGTAAAGGAAGGAAAGTTAAAACCATTTAAGGATCAGGATCGAGTTCGATTATTTTCTAGACGTGAAATAGATAGATACAAAAAAGAACGAGCTGGAAAGTAATGACCGCCAAGTAAGGCGGTCTTATTTTATAATGTAGTTTTTTGTTATCTGTGATAAAATAATATTACAATTTGTAGAGGTGAAATAAAGTATTGAGCGAATTATTAAGTAATAAGAGTGATTATATAACAATAGTTTTAATTAGCTCAATTTTAGACTTACGAACAATATTTGCAAAATAATCCAATTGTGTTAGAATATTATTAAAGAGATCCTATTCTAACATCTAACTCAGTCTTATTATGTATAATTGTAATTTTTTAGGAGAAGATATATTATACATTAAGATAGTAATTAATAAATTAGGAGGTGTTAGAATGGGGGAGGTAGTTTGGTTAAGTGAAAGGAGGGGGAGCATGGGTGAAATAACTTATGAAGATATTGCAAATTATTTCATAGCTAGAGCTAATGTAACGGGGGATTTAATTACAAATTTAAAGTTGCAAAAACTAGTTTATTATGCTCAAGCTTGGCATTGGACAATATATGATGAAAAATTATTTGAAGGTAAATTTGAAGCTTGGGTCCATGGACCAGTATTACGTTCTTTATATAATGAATACAAACAATTTGGATGGAAGCCGATAGAAAAGGATGACTTAGATAGAGATGCTTTATCTAAAATACGAGCAAAATTAGGACAAGAGAAGGTAGATTTTATGGAAGAAGTAGTAGAAGAATATTTTGGTCTTAGTGCGTATGAATTAGAAAGATTGACTCATGTAGAAGATCCTTGGAAAAAAGCCAGAGCAGGTTTAGATCCAGACCAACCTTCTAACAAAAAAATTGAAAGTAGTTGGATGAGAGAATATTATAGTAAATTTTTAGGTAGTGATTAATATGGGAAGTCGTATAAATAGAACTAAAATTCCAACTAAAGATAATGAATATACTAAATTTAAAAACAAAACTTTAGAAAGCTTGGAAGATAAAATTGTTTTTTCATTTAAACATCTTTACTTTAATTCTAAATTTACTATTAGCGAGTGTGGCATAAATTATTTTGATCAACTTATAAGAATATTCCAAGATCTTGGAGATATGTATATGAAAACGTTCAAAGAAAGGTACAACAGAGTTTTAAGAAATCACAGAATAAATTGGAATAGAGAAGAAGTAACGGAAAATGGCTTTGGTTTACCATTAGATGATGATGATGGGGTATTAAATGAATCTTGGCAGTTTTCTATTAGTAGAAACAAACACGGTAGAGTTCATGGTTTTATTATAGATAATATTTTTTATATAGTTTGGTTAGATCCTGAGCATAATTTGGATATTGGTAAAAATGGAGAAGTAACTGAGATTAAAGAATCACCTAGAGCTAAATTGTTAGAAGAATTATTTTCGGGTGAAGATCGGGAAATTTATTTACAAAATACAAATGTAATAGATAAAATGGTGCTTGCTTATGAGGAAGAGTGTAACAATTGTGATTTAGAATTAGAAAGGCTATGGTATAATTGTGTTATCTGTAATGAATCAGATGAAGATAATTTATTGAAGTGGAATGGTGTGAACGTTTGTTATGACTGTTTAAAAGAAATGAAAAATTTAGATATCGAGGAATCTGCCTAATAAATAAAGAATTAACCTCCTGTTAAGGGAGGTCTTTATTTTTGGATTCACCTAATTTCATAGTCAATTATCTCTGCTATTTCTAGATATTTAGTATATTTAAGAGTTTCTTTCTTTAGTTATTACTAAAATTTTGTGATATGTAGAATTGGCGTTTACTTGTCGTTACGATTATTTAATTATAAAATTTTTATTTTTTGACTATGATTTTATTATCCTTTTGATAATTACAAGGGCTAATAAACCTTATTAATGTTAGTAAAATTAGGATTAAAAAACTGGGGGGGAGGGGTCGCTGGTTCAAATTCAGTCAGCCCGACCATTTATAACTGCTACGATATCAAGTATTAATAGTTATTATTTAAGTGGTAATTTTTATTTTATAGTAAAATGAGGATTAGTTATGGTATTTAAATTTACATTATTATTTTTCCATTGTTCTTCTAAAAAAGGTATCCTATTTAGTTTTTAAATAATTGAGCTTAGTTAAATAAAATTGACAATATAATGACGCCAGCATGTCGCCAAACTTAACGGCGTCTATTTTACTTATTATAATTTAATGAAGTAACATCCTTGATATATAAGAAATTGAAATGATATTTCATACTATTTCATAAGCATAAAATGCTCAAATAGGACTTCAAATCCGGCGGCGGGCCAGCCTTGAGCTGTCCGCGGTAGGTTCGATTCCTACACATTCCCGCCA